TACCCCCCCAAAGCCCCCCACAGGGGGGAGAGTCCGAAAAGTCTGTTGACCCCTTCGCCCAATTCTGGCAAGCCTACCCCCGCCGACTGTCCAAGGGGCAGGCGATCAAGGCATGGGAGCAGGTAGACGGCAAGAAGCACCTCGCGGCAATCCTCGCGAGCATCGAGCAACACAAGCGTTCGCCGCTATGGCTGAAAGACGGCGGAACTTTCATACAGTACCCGGCAACGTGGCTGCGGGCGCGCGGCTGGGAAAACGACCTATCAGACGAATCAACACGCGGAGGAAAGACTCAGAAAGAACTCGACATGAAAGCACAGCTACAAAGGGACATTCAGCTACTAATGGGAGATTGTGAAGGATGAACACGCAAATCGCATACGGGGAGTTTCTTGCATCAAAGCGGGCGATTCCACAATCAGTTGGATTCGACGCTACCTACATGCCCGAGGTGCTTTACCAGTTCCAGCGCGAGGCGGTAGCAATCGCCACTCACAGAGGGCGCAACGCCATGTTTCAGGATTGCGGGATGGGCAAAACCATTCAGCAAATCACATGGGCGCAGAACGTCCATCAACACACATCAAAACCAGTCTTGATTGTTGCACCACTTGCTGTAGGGCCGCAGACAGCGCGCGAGGGCATGAAGCACCTAAACATCGACGTTGATCAAGTGCGCGACGGTAGCCAAGTCCGCAACGGAATCAGCGTCACGAATTACGAAATGTTGGAGCGGTTTGACCCGTCCGACTTCGGCGGCATCGTGCTGGACGAATCAGGCATTCTGAAAGGATACAGCGGGAAGTTTCGCAGATTCGTGACGGACTTTGCCGCGCAGATTCCGTATCGGTTGCCATGCTCCGCAACGCCCGCGCCGAATGACTTGATTGAGATTATCAACCACGCGGAGTTTCTTGGTGTGTTGCGCGGCAAAGAAGCTATTGCGATGTTCTTCATTCAGGATGGCAACACCACACACAAGTGGAGACTGAAGGGGCACGCGGCACGCCCGTTTTGGGAATGGGTTGCCGGGTGGGCTATCGCGATGCAAAAGCCGTCCGACCTTGGCGACTTCGACGATGGGCAATTCAAGCTGCCGGAATTGCGAGTGGTACAGCATACGGTTGGCGGGCACGTTACAGATGGGTTCCTGTTCCCTATCGAGGCACAGACACTTCAAGAGCGGTCCATGGCGCGCCGCGAGAGCATCGCGGACCGAGTGAAGGTAATCGCAGACATCGCGAACAGCACGACAGACCCAATGATCGTATGGTGCGGGCTGAATCAAGAATCTGAAGCACTTACCGCAGCAATTAACGGCGCGGTGGAAGTGCGCGGCAGCGACACGCCAGACCAAAAGAGCGAACGCATGATGGGCTTTACGGATGGCACGCACAGGGTCATAGTGACAAAGCCGTCTATCGCTGGCCATGGCATGAACTGGCAGCACTGCAACCTAATGGGATTTGTTGGGCTGTCGGACTCGTACGAGCAATACTATCAGGCCGTGCGTCGGTGCTGGCGATACGGCCAAAAGAAACAAGTCACGGCGCACATTGCTTGCGCCGACACCGAAGGCGCTGTGCTGGCAAACATCGAAAGGAAAGACCGCCAGCAGCACGAAATGATGAAAATGATCGTAGCCCACATGGGGACCGTGTGGCACGATGCGAAGGGACGCGGAGCCTACGAACAACAGCAGGGATTTACCCTGCCCAACTGGATGGGAGTATAGGGAATGCAATCGGTTATCAAGGACGAATACGCAATATACAACGCGGACTGCGTGGAATTCGCGCGCACACTGCCAGAGAACAGCATCGGGCTTTCCGTTTTTTCGCCGCCGTTTCCCGGCATGTATGCCTACACTGACAGCGAGCGCGACATGGGCAACTGTGCAAACATCGAACAGATGATGGGGCACTTTCAGTACCTTATCCCAGCGTTGTACATGGCAACCATGCCTGGGCGTTCATGCGCAATTCACCTAACACAAGAGCCCATCTTCGCGTTTCAAGAGGGGTACAGCGGGCTGCGTGACTTTCGTGGCGACATGATTCGCGCTATGCAAGCGGAAGGATGGGTGCTGCGTTCGGAGCGCATGATTGACAAGTGCCCGATTCTGAAGGCGGCGCGCACAAAGGATGCTGGACTCGCGATGAAGTCTGGCGCACAAGATTCTGCGCGATGGACCGGCACTATGCCAGACTACCTTTTGCAGTTCACAAAGCGCGGAGACAACCCCGTGCCGATTCGTGCGCTAATTGACCATCCATCGCGCAAAGACCTTTGCAATCCCGATGGGTGGATTACCGCCGAAGAATGGAAGTGGTGGGCGTCTGCGGTGTGGTGGAATAAGAAGCGCCACACTCCAGACGGCGGCATTTCCGAGACAGACGTGCTCCGCAACTTCACAGAAGGCAAGGATGAAGACGACGAAAAGCACCTATGCCCGCTACAGCTTGGCGTGATTGAGCGGTGCATCAAGCTGTGGAGCGCGCCAGGCGATACGGTCTATTCGCCATTTCTTGGTATCGGCAGCGAGGGGTACATGGCACTTAAGCTGCGCCGCCGATTCATCGGCACAGAACTCAAACCAAGCTATTTCAACGTGGCTGCGCGCAATCTGGAAGATGTTATCAGAGTGCGTGATTCCGATGATGGGTTCCTGCCGTTCGTCGCGGATGAAGAACCGGACGACGATTCATCTATGGAATAGCCCAATGATTCACTGCAAGGTGTGCAACGCGGAAATGGATGAACCGGAGGATACCGGCGATGTGGTCGAGTCGCCGGGCCTTCGGGCGTTCATCGAATCGGCGCGGAACTCGATATGCTGCGATGATTGCATTGAGGCGATGGACCGCCGCCGGGCGATAGATGACCGCTTCCGATGGGCGATTGAGTCTGGCGACATTCCGCCGCCGATGTGGCATCAAGGGTTCAAGCACTCCGACCAGGCAATAGAGGCGCTTAATCCCGCCGCATGGGCCGCTGCAAGGTCGTACAGGCGCACGGATGGCAGTCTGTGGGTGTCTGGTAGCCCTGGCGTTGGAAAGTCGCGCATGGCGGCTGCTATCGCTCACAAGGCGATTGTCTCTGGCGTGACGGCGTGCTTTGTGCCGATTCGGGCTGTTGTCGTGGCGCTTCAAAAGTTCGATGACGGTCGCGTCATGCTTGCGAGGTGGGGCTCGTGCGGGTTGCTCGTGCTAGACGACATCGACAAGATGACGCCGACGCAGAACAATCTCATGGGCCTTTGGGAAATCCTGAACACACGGGCGGCATCCGACCTGCGCACGATTATCACGGCGAACGTGACGCCGGGGAAGCTGATGGAACAATGGCAGGGTGAGGCGAAGGAGTACAGCACGCGGACGCTGGCAATACTCGACCGGCTGAAACCCTGCACACTCATCGAAATGAACGGCAAGAGTCAACGCGGCGCGTTTAGCCGCATGGAGGTGACAGAATGAGCGATTTTAGGGAACTAGCATTAAGAATTTTCCGAAAAGTGTGTCCAGGGGTTGACCCTGCTATCTCAATGGAGCCACAAGTTTTGGAGGCGGCATTCAGGGAGGTTGGTAATTACGATTTTGTGAAACAAAAGTGCGTAGAGTTCGCCAATTCTGGCAATTTCCCTGCTGAAGGTCCGTTTACACCGCTTTATTTGTCGATAGGATACACAGAAGATCACAGCAACCCTCGGGGATTCAGGTTTGAATTACCTAACAAAGGAGGCACAGAATGAGCGACGAAAAACCGAAGATGGAGGAAGTCGGCGCGCTTTGGGAGAACCAGAGCAAGGGCGGAAAGGTGTATTTCAGCGGCAAGGTGAACGGGGTGCCCGTCATCGTGTTCCAGAACACCTACAAGAAGCCGGGGGAGAAGTCGCCGGACTGGCGCGTGTACCTGAAGGAAGATAACCCCGACTACCAGCGCGCCGAGTCTCCAGCACCGCGACAGGAACATCGACCCGCACCACAACAGGAACCTGAAACCGACGATATCCCGTTCTAGGCTATCCGCAAGCAAAGCAAAGCCCCGGCAGGCGTCCAGTCTGCCGGGGCGATTGCTTGCTATACGGGCCGCTACAGGTAGAAAGTATCCTCAGCGCCCAACGAGTCGCCCGATGGCGCGTAATCGCCACCAGCAGCCTCACAGGCTGTTTCTTGAGCGTCCAGAGAGCGTAGTTCTAGTTCCCCGCGCAGAATCGCTTTCAGGCAGTCCGAAGCGTTCGGGGCGGTAGCGATTCCATTCCGCGCCCGCATGTTCGCGATTGCCTGATGCCGACACCCTGCCAACTCGGCAATGATGACATCTGGCACTACGCCGACAAGGTGAGCGTACGGCTTGAGCGCGTTGTGGTTCATGATTTACCCTCCCGCGCGTCGAGCGCCTTGCAAAGTGCCGCTCCCAGTGTGTCAGCGGTCACGTCGGCATGATTAGGTTGGGAGACCACGAATTTACCGCTAACTTGACGGCCCCATGTAAAACCAAGTTTGTCACATGCAGTGATTACAAGGTCTACGCTTGGGTAAAATATCTTGTAACCGGCACGGCATATCCTTTCCGAAATATCCCATTGACCAGCACTATCCCAATTGGGCGTTTGGGGGGTGTGTTCGCCCACAGGAACAAGTCCAGTATTGTTTGCCCATTCAGCCAACAAGCGACCAACAAGCGGGGTAAAATCCCACGGCTCCGCATGATAACCTCCAACATCATCGAGGTAAAACGCCACACCCTTTCTATCAATAAACGAGCGTTTGCCATGGTATCCAACGCAGCACCTTTCCTCGCCGTAGCACTTAGATGTAATCACCTCCCACATTACTTGCTACCCCCATTGGCTAGCCGGTCCTGAATCGCCAGTTCGATGAAGGCCGAAATGGTCCGATGTTCGGCCTCCGCAGCTTTCTTCACAAGCGCGTGGAATTCGGGCGTTACCCAAACGCCAACGACCTTCTTTTTCAGTTCAGACATTGACCTTTTTCCTCCATGATTCGGTGCATGATGAATTCACGCATGGTTTCGATTTCCTCGTCCGTCAACTCGGGTGGCGACCCCCATATCACGCCAGACAGGCAGATTTTCACGGCTAGTTCCTTTCCGCAGCCGTCAAGCTGGGGTGCTCCGCGCCATCCTCGCGCATCGTGTCCTGCACATGCTCCCATGCTTGCTGAATTGCCTGATACTCGACATCGGCGTATCGGTCGGCGTCTTTCGTGCGGTAGTCGGCCAGATATTCGCCGTCAACCTGAATCAGAACGCGCACCTCGCGCCCGCCAGTGCAGCCGTACTCGATGCAGACTTGCATCCCCTGGCGCACGCCCTCGCGCACCAGGTCGCCAAAGGTGCTTTGTTCCAGCACCCATGCCAGCGGGTGTTCGTTGTCCAGTTTCGCGCTCATTGTTTGCTTCCCTAGTTCGATTGTGCGGCAAGCGCCGCGTTGATTTTCAGCCGCAACTCCGCGCACTTGCGCAGGGTGCATTCACAACGGGTTCGCCATTCTTCCAGTTCCGCCATGTGCTCGATGTTCATGCGGCGTATGTCACGCTCCATGATTGAGGCTTGTATCGCGTGACCACCTTCCACCATGGCTGCAAGCGCCTCAAATGCCTGTTCTTCCATTTCGTAGTCCGATTCCATCATCCCGCCTTTCTGGACGCCAACGCGCCATTTGGTTTGCCGACAAAAAGAGCTTGGCAAGACACTAGCACCCGGTCGGGATGCCGTTCAATCCAGGACTCCTCCGAAAACGCGCC